CATCAACCTCTTCTTTATTTTCAAAGTTCGGTACATTCCCAACCCCTCTGGATAATCCAATTGAGCTAAAGAATATGCCTTGATGAGATCCCGCCATTTATTCATCTTCCTATATAATTAGGAATTACCATTTACAACTGCTTGTAATGCTTTTTTATAATGTGCATTCTCTGGAGCATTTAAATGATCAAGATTATCTAAGTACCATACGCAAGTATTAGGATCTAATTCTGAAACCTTTTTTCCTTTATTTTTACCGCTAAAATTCCAGATCAATTCCCCATTTGTTTCTTCAGTCTTTTGAATATCTTCTTCTACCTTATTATCTTGAACCGTCTGAGGAAAACCATCTCCAGTGTCTTTAACAATAGTCTGGTTTTCTTGCCACTTCTGCATCTCTTCAGCAGAGGCAAACTCGTCACTCTCACCACCATATACAGGATGAAAGTTTCCTATTGCTCTACCGATAGCAACTGTTTCAGCCTTCTCTAATGCTTTATCAGCACCAAGAATGTTATGACCGTGACCAACTGCAACTGTAACTCCATCTGGATTATTTATTGTTGCCTGGAACACAACAGATTCATTTGTTATACTGATCGGCTCAGTCTTAATAGCCCATCCTTCATTTGCTGGAAATGTATCTCTAAAGTCTTTTAAGCGATTAACAACTTTAGTGTATTCTTTCCCTTTGATATTGATCGTATTTCCCACTATTTACTCTCCTTTTTTTTGATTCTTTTATATACAATAAATCCCTTTATTTTTCTTGTTTTCACGTTCTTACCTCTCTTTTTTTATCCGAAGCGTTCTATAGCTATTTCCTTCAACTAAATAGTTATTATATACCTTCGGGTTTTCTGTTTGAAAAGTTTTGCGGTCAAAGGTCACACGGGGCTTACTATTAGAATATGTTGCTATTGTATTATCCCCATCGTTTACTGTTTCATAATGACCGATATTATTTTTGATCTGTATCTCTAAGTCCTTAATACTATGATCTAATTCTTTTTTAGTTTGTTTAAGCTGTCTTAGAGTTTCAAACTGCTCAAGTAGTTTGTTATCAGCAACCAACACTTCCCCGTTTGCTTCTGGGTACGTTATTTTTATATCACTTTCTGTAATTGGCTCTGGTGGTATATTTGTTAGAATATGATTGTTCCAAAACGCTACGCATTTATTAATAACATCTTCTATATACTGCTGTTTGTACTCATACTTATATATATCAAAGCTATCTATACCCGCATATCCATAAGTAAGTAGAGCTACATATGCTGTACGCATTCCTGTGATGTGCATTTGCCCCTGGATCTGCGTATAATACTGAATCGGTAGTTTACCGCCCCAGGTATCTTTAGCAACTTGTGAGGCTGTTTTAATTTCAAGAACTGCATCTGGTGATCCATCTTTATGATGCACAACACCATCCAGGTTCGTAGCTAAAAAATCATAGTCTTTATGGAACCGTACATAGCCATCTAAAGATACAATGCCTTCTTTATTATGGAACGTAGGCAGATCCTCTTCTACCCACTTAGCTACCATAGGCTCAATATCTCTACCGTGCCTCATTAAAATACTATCAAAAGCCTTATAACCGAATATCTTTTCATTCCATATATCTAAGGGGCTTTTATATCGATTGTAATCAGATCCAATAACAGCCCACTCACTCGTACCTAAATAAGTCTGACGTAATGAAAGATCTAATTCTTTCTGTTGAATAGGATCTCTCATATACACTCACCTTCTAATGGAAGATCAGCCCCACAATCCGCACAACTCAGAGATTCGGGTGCATTTACCTCTGGCTCATAGGGCTGATACTCAGTTTCTAAATGTTCGCACTGAGGGATTCCCCGCCCTGTAGATTGCGAAGTCTCAATATGTCCTGGGGAAGAAGGAAGAATCCCAGAGGCAAGACCAGAACGGGGAATGTTGCGTACTCTTTTTAAACTTTTTTCAAATGGATAAGGCATCCTACACCCCCTCTAACTTTGGAAGGTATTTAGAATCTTCGATGCACTTGTCTCTTAGTGCTATTTGCAATGCTTTAGATTCTGCTAAAATCATAGCATCTTTAAAACTTCTACGAGTTCCTAAAAAACTATTTCCAAGACTAACAGTATAAGTTCTTTTGTAACTATTACCCCTTCTTGAAGTATATTCACTTCTTAGGGTGATTCTTGCTTTTATACCTTTTATAGTTTTTATATAATTTCTTGTCGGTGTTATAAACCAATCAGTGCCTTTTAAAAACCTATTATTTATTAATGCCATTTTCTTCCTTCTTTCTTTTTACTTATAATTGAGGGACTTGCACCCGCTTTGTTTTTATGTACTCTTCTAAATCAGTTTCCTTTACCCCGAAAACCTTCTTAGAAAGTTTGTAGCCTGGAAGCTCTCCAGACTTAATTTTTAAGATCACATCGCCTGTCTTAATGTTGCCAAGTATCTCTGCAACTTCTTTTTGATTTAACATTTTTAAGTTTTTCATTTGCTTTCTATATCTGTCTATATTATCTTATTATTAGTTATTGATGATTATTATTATTTATTGATGATATGATATTATGATGATTTTTTGATTACTACAAATTATTTTTTAATTATTTTTATTATTTTTTTATTACAGAGGGTAAAATGGGAACTATAGATAATTTTATTAGTAAAATAAAAAAGGTCGAGGGACTACGATTTGATCACGAAGTAGCTGATTTAATCGGTATTGACAAAAGAAGTTTAGCAACAACAAAAGTAAGAGGGACGTTGCCTATTAAATATATTCAGTGGTATTGCGAACACTACGGTATTGAAAGGTCACAGTTTGAAACACACATAACAAGTAAACCACAAAAAAAGGAAACCGAAGAAATGAGCATTAATCTTTATGAAGATCATATAGCATTACAAAAAGATAAGATCGTAAATCTTGAAAAAGAAAATTTAAGATTAAAACAATCTTTAATTGATAAAACCCCAGAGTCATCACATTGGGATGATTTATCTTTTCATTATACAACAGAAGTAACATTGCACTTTTCTGGATTTGGAGTATTGGGTAGAACAATAAATAAAGTAACTGATATATCTAAACAAGCTGAAATATTAGGATATTCAGAAAATAAATTAGTACAACTTTGGGATATTGGAACAAAGCATAAAGATATGAATGATCATCCAATAAATATACTTCTTCATAAAAACACAACAGACGAATTAGATAGTATTGGGAAAACATTGCCAACTGTATTTAGTGCTATGAAAGATATGATTGGTAGCCATTACATACCTACTAAACTAATGTATATATGTAAAGATGGAAGTCTTGTAGGTGCTATTTCTTACAATAAAATAGATTGGAGAAATCAAAAAGTATATTCCAAAATAGCTTTTTTAATAGAAGAATAGTTTTTGAGCAAACTTTATAAACGTCCTGGAAGTCCTTATTGGTGGTACACACACGGGACACCACCAGATAGAATAAAGAAATCCACAAAAACATCTGATCATAAAGTTGCTACACTACTCCAAGAAAAATGGGATAAGGAAATACTGCTTAGAGAGCAAGGTATTTCTTTCCCTACTGTTGATATTAATAAACCAAAACACCAGTATATAACTGAGATTGAAGCCAATAAAAAAGATCGTTGGGCTAAACAAGTTAAATCCACTTTAAATGTTTTTGTTGATAGAAACCCTGGCATAACGAATAAACACCTTACTGCTTTTTTTATGCAAGAGTATTTTGCTAAATGCAGAGATCTAAAACTCTCACCGCAAACAATAATACATTATCAAAAAGTTTTATCTGGATGGTTTGAATGGATGATCGCTATGCGATTATTAAAAGAAAACCCTATGTCTAAATTAATTAGACCAACTTTAATTAAGGTTAGACCACGCCAGGCATTGACCAAAGATGAAATTTACAATGCAATCAATAATGCCAGAATAGATAAAGATCATAGATTATGGAGCGTGTTATATAAAACAGGACTAAGGGTATCAGATGCCTGTACGATCACATTAGATAATATAGATGGCAAATACATTGTTAAATCACAAGAAAAAACAAATAGTAAGGTTGTCATACCTATACATAAAGATCTTCAAACTATGGACATAATAAATATAATGAATCCTAATAGTTCGGGTAGATCCAGGCAGAGACTAAAAGAGATCCTACCTAATAGTGACCTACATTCATTTAGACATTCTTTTGCTTCACACCTGGAAGAGATTGGAGCAACCAGATGGGATACTAAATGTTTATTAGGACATAAAGCGAATGATGTCACCGCTCAATACGTTAAGGTGAATGTTGATCGACTTTCAAAATATATTAACCAGCTATAGATTGGGACATTTTTGGGACATTTTATAGATGCTTATCCTCGCTTATTATATCTTATTTTAGGTATCTATATATAACAAAAAACCCGCCTTTTTAGACGGGTTTCTCCTCGAGTACGCCCGACAGGATTCGAACCTGTGACCTTATGCTCCGGAGGCGTGATTCCTTACTGATATTGTTGAACTTACAGCGGAGTGGGACATTTTTTATGTCCCATTATACTCTTATAGCTCTGCGGAACCAACCGTACCAATATCTTTCCTGGTTTGGTTTTCTTAATATTATATTTGCAAACTTTAAAACACGGTAAGCTCGTAACCGATCTGGTTCTACATTCTTACACGCTCCAATAGTAGCACTACCAATTAACCCATCTACCTTAATAGTATAGGTATTCTTACCATTACAAGCCTGTTGCAGTACCTTTACAGCAGATCTCTGCCCAAAGTTAACTACCATATCAAAATAGATCTCACGGATCTGTGCGGGTACCTTATCGGTCTTAGCTGGGATCCAGTAATCATTAAGATAGATATCTTTAGCATTTTTTTCTGTTAGTGCTTCTATATCCAGATCGGGATAAGCACGTTGAGATATACCGTACTTAGTGGTACCACCAGCATCAAGGGGATCCTTTGTTATTTTGGATCCCCCTTCTGATTTTAAGACCTCATCAATGATGTCGTTAAAGGTCATTTAAAATGGTAGCTCTTCATCTGCTACTGGGTTAGCAGTAGGCTGTGGAGCAACTTTTTGATCTGGTTGATCCTGGTATTCTGACACTGCCAGACTTAAAAAAGTCTTAGATGGATCAGACTTAGAAGTCTTTTTCCATCCAGCAAGTCTTTTCTTCTCACCATTAATAACAATATTTCCTGTATAATCTGGTTGATTATCTTTTTCTTTACGGTCATTAATAAATAATGCTCCGCTGTTATCATATTGTTCAGCCATTAGAATTTCCACACAAGTTTAACAGTTGCCATAAGTACGTCCATACACTCTTTGGCAATTTCTTGTTGCTCTTCTTTTGTTATTTTACCATCCTTTTTTGCTTCGTGGTACTTTTGTGCTACATCTTTCATTTCCTTAACAACAATACGGTATTTAGTAGCGACCATAGCCCCCACTGCTCCCAGTATTATTACCATTAGGTATGCGAAATTAGACCAGTTCATCCAATCCATTTACTTCTCCTTTATCTTTTTTGTTTTTATGTATAAGTAGTAAATATTAAAGCAGAGCATAACGCACATTAATATTGCTGGTATTACATCTAACCAGTAGATCATACCGTGTGCTAAACTAAAACTGCTTGTTTTTAGGCTATCCATTAGTGCTTTCCATTAAGACGGCTTATGACACCTTTTATTTCTGATAATTGGTTATCCATATCGTTGGTTTCTTTTACTAAATTATCAAAGCGTGTAGCAATGCGATCATCTGTTTTATCAAGCCTTGCTAATAATTTTAATAGTATCCCCTCTACGTTTTCTATTGTCTCACTTTGCCCTCTATTTTCAACTTCAAGTTCTTTTAATGCAGATTGTTGATCACTCATTCTTTTTTGCATTGATACAATCATATATACAAGTAAAAACCCACATACTGCGATCATTCCACCTTCTGCATATATTTCCATAAATTCTGGCACTATTCTTCTTCTTTCTCTTCTTCTTTTTTACATTCTTCACAAATACCATTCATTGGCTGACTAACTGGCTTTGCACAATAAATACATTGAAACGGCATTGGCATTATTTTCCTACCGCTTTCATTGCCATCTTATGTGACTCACCAAAAGTTTTACCTTTTTTCATAAGTTCGGTCATATATGCAAGATGTGCTTTTGTATGATGTTTAGAATGTCTTTGCATTGCATCTTTTTGTCTTTTTGTAAGTTTTTGCATTATTTTTTCCTCATCGTCAAATCAATATAAACTTTTAAATCAGATTTAATTTCTGCGTTCCACTTCTTTACTTTACCAAGCTCGTCCATAATAATATCTAATCTGTGTTGTAGGTTCTCGTGCTTCTCATCAAATCTTTTTAAAGTATCTTCTACTTTTTCTTTTAAGATAAATCTTACTACGCTATATAAAGCAAAAGCTAATCCAACGCTTATAGCAACTGGAAAGCCTAACTCTTGTATTAATGTTACAACTTCAGATGTCATTTCTTTCTTTTCTTCCAACTAAAGGGATTAAGGTTTAATTCTTTTTCAAAGAAACTAATTCTTTCTTCCATAGCTTCTCTTGTTTTTTGCTCTTCTACTTGATTTTGTTCCACAAGTTCTAATATTCTAATATCAGCAAGTTCCATTCTTCGCTCAAGTTCTGTAATGCGATTTGTAATTTGTAAGTATCCATAAACAAGACCAGAAATGGCAATGCAAATTTGTATAATCCACCTAATATTGATAGATATCCGATAATTATCGTCCAATTTAGTAATCCCATAAGACCTATATGTTTTCGGTTTCTCACTCACTATTCTTCTTTCTTACATCTTCCCAGATATGATGCTTGTAGCAATAATTTTCTTCTGTGTAAATAGCTTTATCGTACCAATGCACTGTGCTATCTTGATCAACAATGATTGTATATACAGAATTATTTTTATCTACAGGAGTTATAATAAGGTTTGCAACTGACCATCCACTATTGCACCCAGTTATTGTGGTAATTACTCCCAGTATCAACAGTAACATAACTAACCACCAAAATAATAATTTCTTCTCATTAGATTTCAAATCACCATCCACCAAGCAGCTGCTGTTTCTACAAATACATCTGATGCAGTATTAATAGCCCATCGCTTTTTAGTGCCATATGTTTCTTCAGTACCTTCTACATATACTTCAAATATCTCCCAAGCAATACCTATTATTA